TGCCCATTGATGATAGTGAACTCTCGCTTGTACCTGAAGTACTGATCGAGATCCTTGTCACCCGTGTCCAAACCTACAGGTATGCGTCCATTAGCGTAATCATCAATCCACCTGAAGTCCTCATCGTCCGAGGATATGAACGACATGTCCCCGTCGTTGACCAGCATCTCACGCTGTGCCTTCTTCTCGTCGTCGATGGTGGCTCGGATAGGGTCTTGCTTCCCCTTCTCGATAGCATCCCTGATGGTGTTTATGGTATGCTTCTCGTCATCTACATCACGCTTGAGTATCTCACGAGTAAGTACACGGACTACCTCGTCCTCTTCCATACGTCCAGCGGATACATACCCACCACATAATCTAGCAGCACGAAGAAGGGTAGCATGTTTCTCCCCGTCATCGCACTGACGTATCATACGCGCAGCTAGATTTAACTTTAAGTAATCCGTGTAAACGCCTGATTGTGAGACAGCTACCTGTGATTCACTCTTTTCTGTTGCGAACGCACCGAAGGTAGATGATTCATCTTTGATGATGATGTCTGGGTCGTATGACTCGAAGCATGCGCGAGACTCATTGATTCCTGACTCGTCTACCTCTAGGTCATACTGCTTGCCGAAGTATGTGCGTAACGCTCGAAAGTGATCGCGGTGACGCTCAGGGTGAGTTATCTTGACTAACGCTTTAAGCCCATCACCCGAAGGAGAAACCCAACAGCTGTACACATACGGGTCTGTACTGAGAAGAGCTTTGGATGATGTAACATCAATATGATCAAAGTCAAGAACAATGTATCCGCTATGTTTTTCAATTGATTGGTCTTTTCTGTCGCCAAACTCACCGCTGAATAGTACAACGGGTAGGCTTTTTTTGAAATCCTTTTCTCCACCACGAACAGCTTCAATCGTTGGCGCAGAAGTCCCCTCCTGTATTCTTTTGAGGGCAGTCACAATCGGAATCACATGGGCATCCGCCTTTGACTTCTTGTACAGGTCTTTGTATATCGTTACGTTCATCCGAGTATTTGTATTCGAGTAGTAGATTTAAATAGTGAATGGCCTTCAGGACATCCTCTTTGCCGTTCTTGAATTCGTGTCGGCATACGTACTTAATTACGTTCCCTTCTATGAAGGGTATGTCATTAGCTGCTATGAAGTCAGTGGGCTGAATCTTCATTTCCTTGTAGTGCTTACCGCCTACTTGTTTATCGCTATGTTTCATCTGATGTTGTTCCAACTTGTTTTATCGAAGTTATGGAATCAATTACAATAGTCTTGTTCTTAGCCTTAGCGGTAAATAACTCGCGCTCAAGCCTTGACATTGTTTTTCCGTCCTTCTTCATGATGTCTGATGGGTCATCATACTTGCTTACGATCCACACGTTTCTAGATTGCGGTCGCTTATTCTTAATCGTTATGACCTTAGCGGTCATGGAGTATATTGGATGTCCCATAATATTAGAGGAAGAAAAGGGGCAGAGCTTTCGCTCCACCCCGCTCCCTGTTAAAACAACCTGTTAGAACGGAAGGTCGGAAGACCCTTCGGATTTAGTTGTTGTGCGACGCTCTTGTGCCGCCTCGCTGTTAGGATCCCATACGCTTAGGCATGGCTTGCCATTCTTCGACATGAATAGTCGAAATCTAACGTTGCCGCCCTGACCCTGTGCATCACGCTTGGTGGTGTACTGGTCGATAGCATCCTTAAGCTCGTTGTCCTTGAGGCGGAAAGACCACCCCATCAACTCGCCATTGTCATTGTAGCTTGGCTCATCGGCCCAGCCTACTAGTACGCTTTCGTACTTCTTTGTTTGTTCACTCATTTGTAGAGAAAGTTAGTAAATAAGACATGAAAAATAATTGCACCTGCAATAAGAAAAGTTCGTTTGATTAATTTTTTATACTTCATAATTGAGATAATCTTTTTGTGGATTGTAGTCCTGCTCCAGGAAGTCAGTGATACGCTTGAGGGCATCATGAAACTTCATCTCTCCTGTAAACAGGGTGGAGTCAGAACATTTAACGAGGGCTGGAAGGTACGGGTAAGTTTTCTCCTGTACAACCCAATAGAAATCTTTTATGCTAAACACCTCTGTGTAGATGTAAGCTTGGATATCATATGAGAAGTCCTTGATAGCATACCGAAACTTCTCTGAGCTACGTGCTGACTTACTATCGCTAATGAATCCATCGCCTAAGCAGTCGAGGAATCCCTTCACTTGTATGCCGTGTAGTTCTTCGAGGAACCCTACCTGATAATCACCCTTGAGGTGAGAGTCAAGCAAGCCGCATGTGGCTAGCCTGTCGATCATATCGTTAGCTGTCTGCCACTCATCGTGTGATACGATTGACTTACCATCCTCAGCTGCTTCCTCCTTGATTTCCGCTAGCTTAGCCTTGTACTCGGCAGTAAGTGTAGGTTTCTTAGAGGCTTGAGCCTTGTCGGATAGAGTTGTTACGATGGCTGACGGAGACATTACCGTGTACTTCTCGAAAGCTTTGTCCCGTTCGAACAACAGCATATCGTACATAGTACCGAACTCTAGTGCGTCCGACTTGTATTTAACTTCGCCCTTCATGTAGCGATCGAACTGAGCCATATCGCCTAGGGCTTGCTTGAGAGACGAGTACGACAAGTGAGACTTGCCGTACCGCTCCATTAATTTATCTGATATATTCATTGGTCTTCGTATAATGGTGTGCCGTCTTCAAGCATGTACTCATAGGTTTCTATCTCAGCCCAGTGAGTGGGCTTGCCAGCAGTACACCAGAAGGTTTTACCCTTGCTGTTAATGTGATACTCTGCAATGTCCACATCGCCGAGAAAGTCCTTATGCTTGATGAAGTAAAGCCCAGTACACACAGGCACTTCGGTGTCGTTGTCTACCCATTTCTTGGGCATTTTTGAGTTGAGACACTGTGTTCGAAACCTATGGAACGTAGCTATGTTAGTTAGCTTGCGGTTCTGTACTGGATACTTGTTCATCGTACAAACTTCTGTAAGCCAGACATTTGTTTATCAGTAAGACTACCTCCGTACTTACCTACGATAGACTCATATGCTTTCTTCTTGTCGGTCTGCGACTTGATGTAAGCAACAGCCTTGTCCATGATGTTTTCAGGCGGGTCAGTGTCAAACTTCTCTTGCACTTTCTTCACCATTTTCTCAGCCTTGGTAGGCTCGGCAGGTGCGGCTGTGTCTTGCTTGGCGATAGCGTCAGAAACCTCGTTAGCTGAAGCGATTGATGTATCAATACCAATACCGAGCATAGCTAATGCACGACCGATAGCTGACGTCTCACAGTTTTCTACGTAGCTAGTTTTGTTGATGTTGCTACTGCCTTGCACTTCATGCGCATGACCTACCGATATGATTCGGTTACTTGCGTCTACGATCGACGCCTTACATACACATTGAGCTTCGTCTAGCACAGTAAACTCTGTGATAAGGCTCCAGTTTTTATACTGCTCCTCCTGTCGGAAGAACTTGATTCGTTCGTTGACCTCAACGTACTGCTTGCCACGAATGTTCGTGGTCTTGAATTTGTAATTACTCATACGAGTTCTTGTTTTAGATTTTCAGCTAGACCCTCTAGCCTTTTGATTTGGATTCGAATAGTTTTTAGTTTGTCCTCAATGCTGTTGTATCGGAGGTGCATATTGCACAGCCTTACAGCTAACAGGTACTTGTCTTCATACCCATCCCATGAGAACAAGTTGGCTTCGTGCTGACCAGAGTGGTGTACTACTGTGCTGTGGTCTCTGTCAAAACTCTTGCCTACTTCCGTCTTGGTCATGTGCTGAGCCATAGCAACCATCAGTGCGGCTCGTGCCTGAACTTGTGGTGCCTTCCTAGATGTATTGGGGGTGAGGTAGAGGGTAGCATAGTACTCCTCTTGTAGCTTTTTGATGTCATCATTCATTGGGTTTGCTGGTTCAAATTTAAAGTTTAATTGTTATTAATGCAAGGAAAGGAGAGACTTTGTTTCTCAATGCTCTCAATGGTGCTTATCGCTAGGCAACTGGCACGTTGCAGGATCTCCCTGCACACCATCCGTCTCTCCCCTTGTCAGCGTTCTGACAATGCTATGTCGTAACTGCTGAGTGTTTCGTAAAATTTAACGTAGTGATACATAGACCTTGACACTTCGGTAAGGCTGTTAGCTACACGCTCCACGGATATGCTGTCTTCCTTGAGTAGGTCTTCGACTAAACTCTCTGCGATATCAGGGAACTGAGGTAGATACTCTGATACATTTTTGCTTAGCCATACGTCAATGTCTGCTTCAAGTATATCGTCGCAAGCATACATGGCTGCTAGACGTTCTGCGTTTGATGGGTCTTTGTTTTCCAATACGATTTGGATTGCTTGTTCGTTAGTCATATGTAATGTTTAGTACCTGCTGTATGTTTATACCTGTCTTCTCAGCGTATGAACCAGACGGGGTGTAGTATGTCTTGCCGTCTCGCTCATAACTCCATAGCTGCTGTGTAATTTCAGAATCCGTATTCCATCCCATCTTCGTATAGTTTATTAATTTTTATTTCAAACTCCCTGAACTTGTTCATCATGTCATTAGTCATTAAAGGGAGTATCACCTTTCCGTCCATCTCTTCTTTCATTATCTGCATGAACTCAATGAACAGCTTACGCCCATCGTTCTTCGTGTGTTCAGCTGACTGATTTGTATATATTGATATCCTTGGTTCGCTCATTTGTTTCCGTTTTTAAAGAACCACAGGATAGAATGCAAGAAGAGCGAGTTCCTCCTGTATCAGGTTAGAACGATCAATATCGGAAGATCCACACTCATAAGCGTCACCAACCACCCATAGAGTCCTGTCATTTGTAAATAGTATTTCGTATTCGTTACCGCTAACGATGTTGTTGTATCCGTCAGTCCAGTTAGGACTTTGACGCGGGTTGAACTTGATGCGGTAGTCTTGTTCGTTTGGCTTGAGCCGATTGACCTCCAACACTTGGACAGCCTCGCACTCTATCCATGCACACACAGTCTTGTTCGCACCGTCGTGAATCTTCTTAGCAGCTGTTGGTTGCAAGCTTAACTTACAGCCTAGCATTGCTAGCTGATTGTCTTGTGGGTTTACATAAGACACCCTGTCTTCGTCTCCATTTTCTGATAGGTACTTGACCTGCCACTTCATGAAGTTCTTACCTCGTCCGAGGTGGAATCTAACTTTGTACATGATTTCAAGCTGTTTCTTTTACGATTTCAATTGCCCCCCAAAACAATCTGAACTTTGATTTACTTACAGGGTTTTTAACCTTCACTTGTTTAGTGATTGTCTTTGGTTTTGAGACACTGACAGCAACCTTTTGGTTTCGAGACTTAGGGTTTAGTATTCTTCCAACGCTAGTTTCGCTTATGTTTACTTCATTTGCGATCACTTTGTGAGTTTCGCCTTGTTTTTTGAGCTTTTTGACTTGCGCTTTCTGAGCGTTTGTAATTAAATTGTTATTCGCCATTTTATTTATGTTTAAGATAGATTCTACTTTTGACTCAGCTAGAGAATATGTTTCTGCTATATCAGAAATGGCTACACCCCTGTTGTGCAGTCGTCGTATGGCTACATTTATTGTCATCTCTTGACGTCCCATCTGATTTAATTTTTGATTTATAATTCTGTTTAACTTGATTGAATGTGTACTCCGCCCATTCATTGAAGTCCTGTGTTGGGTTGACGTGTACACTTGATCGGACACACACTAGCGTCTGCCCCATTGCTTGTCTTTTGGTTCTTCATCGAATACCACCATGCTGTTCTCATCGCTTGGTGTGTTCTTCACGATAGTCTGTGCTTGCTCTCGTGTGAGTCCATCCATTAGGACTTCGGGTCGCTTCTCCCAGTCACGGAAGACGCGGTATACTGCGTAGTTACTCATTGTCGTTTAGTTTAAGTTCGCCCTCATCGAGCATGAAGTCGATTGTTATTACGATAGATTCGTGGATTGCATTCATCACCATCTCATTGTCACTAAAGGATGCCTTCAGTATTCGCTCAAGGTCTTCTCTGCTTGACGCATATTTACCTCGCTCAAAAAGAATTCGTGTTATGTCCTCCACGCCCCACTGCAATTCAGTGCCTATGTAGATGCCGTCTTCGTTTATGTCAGTCATTGCTTTTTAATTTAAGTTCACCCTCATCGAGCATGAAGTCGATTGTTGTTGCTATACACTCCTGAATCATATTCATTAAGTGTTCATTGTCTTCGAATGTAGCAATGAGTATTCGCTTGTAATCCTCTTGTGAGAACTCCATGTCATTTGCTTGAGCAAATATCTCAACGTCTTCTACGTTCCATTGTACCTCACTTCCAGTGTAGTATCCCTCTTCGTTTATGTTATTCATTTGTTTCGGGGTTTTGTTCGAGGAAAGCCTCGAAGATTTGTCGTGCCTTGTGCTTGGAGTACGTGTCCTGCTGTGTCATAGTGCCTGTCCTCTGTGGGGTAGGCAAGTCTTCAATCCTGAAGCTGTCAGTTACATAGCCTGATGCTCCATCACGGATACAGAAAGCTATGTTCCGTATGTGTTCTTCTTTGCGTTCGTGTGTCATCGTCTTAGGTTTGTCGCTTTCAAGTGCTTCTGATTCATCCCAACGTCGAGTGATTTCGATAGGTACGTGGTAGTAGGTTTTGGTCACGGGATCTTGCCACGTCTCTAGTTCACCTGCATATGTTTCCTCTACGTATTCGAGGCGGTTAATGATTTCTTTTTTCATGTGGTATTTTTTATTCATTGTTCATTTTCTTCGCGGCAATCGCCACATATGTCACAGAAGTGATGGTCTTCCTCGGTCATTTGCTTATCGCAAAACCCGCAGTTGTATTCCTCATTCATAGTGTGTCTGATTTAGGGACTCGAAAGAAGTGGATGCACACATCGTCTGCATCAAGCATGGCTTCACCTCGGTAGAAGATGCCACCAACAAAGTCAGACCAAGGCTCCATCAGCATGGATTCGTTTGTACCATAGAGAACATCGGTAGCTTCCTTGATACACCCCATGTCTGTGGGTAGGTACTCACCATCGTACATTACCTCGCAGTCCATCTGATTCCACATCAACCACTCTCGTGTGTACCTTGATTTTGGCTCTGTATCCCATAGAGGGTTGACCTCGACTATCTTGAGTATCTCATGACAGGATTCGTCATCATTCATTACGATGATGTCCTGCGTTCCGTCCGATAAGGTGATTACTTCTTCGGGTTCGTCCTTCATTAGAAGGTCAAGGATTCTAGCCTTGTGTTCCTTGGCTTGCTCAAGTGTCTTGAAGAACTGAGCTGTGGTATCGGAGTAGCCCTCGGCTAGTCCACATACTCCATGTATGGATGCATATAATTTCATTAGATTGAGATTTTGATTTGGCAACATTGCCGCTACAAAGATAAGACTTAGTTTTCAGAATTCCAAATTTCATCTGTAACTAACTGAAAATCAATGTATTTGAATAGCAGTTCGCTTGCTTCTTTTAAATCCTTGCGCAGTTCAGGTGAGTCATTCTCCATGACCACGGGACAGATGGAATCAAACTTCAGCTTGTGCGCTTGGTCGTAAAGCTCATCCGTTGTGTGTGCGTCGATGTGATCGAGTATCGCCTGAGGTAATTCCTGCCCGATGTGTTGTTCAAAGTTTGTCATAGTCGTGGTAAGAAGTGTTCGTCGTCTCGTAGCATACCGAACACATCGTGTAAGATATCCTGTGCATTGATAAGGTTGTTGTCTTGCGTCATCATTTGGATGCGCTCTGCCCAATCAGCTACGGCAGTGAAGGTTTGCTCAGTCATTTTTAAATTAATCATTGTCTTGGTTTTCTATCCGTCCAATAAGCTCGTCGTGGATTGTGAAGATGGCGTCCTTGATTTTACCCTTGCCGCCCTTGAGTCCGAAGTATTTCTTCACGTCACCTATCTTCCAGTGTCGGTTAGGCTTCATGTCCAGTTCAGC